CCTTGGGCGCTGATCAGCTCGTGCGACTTCATCTATATCACGGAAGATTCTGATGGATTCCCGAAGATGAGGGTCATTGACGGAAGGCATGCCACCGGCATTATCGACCCGGTGACGAACATGCTGAAGGAAGGATACGCCGTCATAGAGTTCGACGAGTTTGACAACCCGATCACGGAAGCGTACTTCGTTCCGGGTTCCACGACCATTATCGAGAAGGGCAAAAAGCCGTACAGTGTGCGGAATGTCGCACCGTATCCGCTTCTGGTCCCGGTCATCTACCGCCCGGACGCGACGAGACCGTTCGGTCATGCGCGGATCAGCAGGGCATGCATGGATATCGTCGACAGCGCAGTCCGAACGGTGAAGCGCTCGGAGATCTCCGCAGAGTTCTACAGCTACCCGCAGAAGTACATCCTGGGCATGGACCCGAACGCCGAAAAGATGGACAAGTGGAAGGTGACCATGTCCTCCATGCTCCGAATCGACAAGGACGATGACGGCGACAAGCCCGTGGTCGGACAGTTCCAGACCGCGCCGCAGACGCCGCACACCGAACAGCTCCGTCAGCTTGCCGGACTGTTTGCCGGAGAGACGGGGCTCACGCTCGATGACCTCGGGTTCCCGAGCCAGAACCCGTCGAGCTCCGAGGCCATCAAGGCAGCGCACGAAACGCTCCGTCTGACGGCACGCAAGGCGCAGAGGACGTTCGGCGTCGGACTCTTGAACGCCGGATACCTTGCCGCCTGCATCCGTGACGGTCAGCCTTACGCACGGAACCAGCTGAGCCGGACGCGCCTCATGTGGGCACCCATCTTCGAGGCGGACGCCTCCGCTCTGGGCGGTATCGGCGACGCCATCATGAAGATTCAGACCTCGTTCCCGGATTACTTTACGGAAGACAAGCTCCGCGAGCTGACAGGTATCTGACATGGATGATGTGAAGACCATTCTCCGCAACTATATGCGGAGCAAGAAGGCAGTCCGGGACATTGACACGTTCGGAGCCGCGCAGAACTACGCCGAGAAGCTCGGGAATATACTCGCGGACGCTATCGGGACCGACTTCGAGGATATCGCCGAGGAAGACCTCGCGCTCGTCCTGCGGTCGGTGCTGAAACGTGCTTATGATGACTCTGCAGTAGCAGCGGCTTCCGCCCAGTACCGGCAGAACCAGAAAGCAAAGCTCGGCATCGGGACGCTTCGGGCGGAATTTGACCCGGCGGACGCCGACAAGGTCGCGGAAGAGCTTGCCGGCAAGATCGCCGCGCCCGGTCTGGTCGAGAACCTGATCAAGCAGAGCACCATCGGCGCGGTCGATGAGACTATCCGCAGGAACGCCGAAGCCCGCGAGGAAATGGGGCTCGATGTCAGCATCGTCCGCACCTATTCGGACGTCGGTCTCCGCGCCGGCACGAAGTACTCTGAGGATTGCGAGTGGTGCCTCGAGCGGTGCGGCGAATGGGACAACTACAAAGATGCAAAAGACGCCGGGTGCTTTGAACGGCATCCCGGCTGTCTCTGCATGATAGATTACCACGTTGGCAGGACCCACTCCGTTTCTACGGGCGGAAGCTGGGTCAACATCTAAGGGAGGTGACGCTCATGCGGAACAAAGACCCGGCAAGCGTGGAGGAGTAAAGCATGGACAAAGTCGGGAGACAATCCCCGACGGTGTCCGTAATTCTGCCTTATACGGAAACGAAAGGCTCGGAAGCGGTTACGCTATATAACGCCTCCGAGAACACCATGCTCGAGTGGCAGGTGGCGCTCACCTACGACATCATGGCCGTAAACGACGACGGCTTGTGGGTGCATCAGAAGTTCGGATATTCAGTACCGCGACGGAACGGCAAGTCGGAAATGGCCCTTGCGCGGTGCATTTACGGATTGAAGAACGGGGAGCGCATCCTTTACACGGCACACAGAGCAAGTACCGCGCATTCCATCTGGGAGCGCCTGAGCCGCCTCTGCGCGAAAGTCGACATCGAGATCGAGTCATCCTTCCGGGCATTCGGCAAGGAGCACCTGTATACCGCTGACGGCGGCGTGATCGAGTTCCGCACCCGGACGTCGACCGGAGGACTCGGCGAAGGATACGATACCCTCATCGTAGACGAGGCGCAGGAGTACACGCCGGAGCAGGAGACGGCGCTGAAGTACGTTGTGACGGACAGCGCCAATCCTCAAACCATCATGTTCGGCACCCCGCCGACGGCAATTTCCGCCGGCACGGTCTTCCCGAACTACCGCAAGCATGTTCTGCAGGCGGAATCGTTCGAAAGCGGCTGGGCGGAATGGTCCGTCCCGGAGATGTCGAACCCGGATGACGTCGACCTGTGGTACGAGACCAATCCGAGTCTCGGGACCATCCTCAAGGAGCGCACGATCCGCTCCGAGATCGGCGACGATAAGACGGATTTCAACATCCAGCGCCTCGGGCTGTGGATCAAGTACAACCAACGCTCCGCAATCAGCCGGAACGAGTGGGAGCAGCTGCAGACCGACAAGCTTCCGAAGCTGACGAGCAAGCTTTTCGTCGGCATCAAGTTCGGCATCGACGGCGAAAACGTCGCCCTGGCTGTTGCCGCACGTACCGCAGAGGACAAGATCTTCTGCGAGGTGGTCAACTGCAAGCCGATTAGGAACGGCGTCAGCTGGATCGTGCAGTTCATGGAGCGTGCGGACATCGCGAAGGCGGTGGTTGACGGCAAGAACGGGACCGACGTCCTTCTGGATGTCATGAAGCAGGAAGGCGTTAAGCGTCCTGCAGTCGTTACCGTTCCGCAGATCATCAAGGCCAACAGCGTGTTCGACATGGCGATGGAACAGGGCACGTTCCAGCACATGGCGCAGACGTCCGTCACGCAGGTCATAAGCAATTGCGAGCGCCGGAAGATCGGATCCAACGGCGGTCTCGGCTACCGTTCCACGATGGACGGCGCAGACATTGCGCTGCTTGACAGCATGATTCTTGCTCACTGGATTTGCTCCGAGAATAAGGCAGAGAAAAAACGACAGCAAGTCAGTTATTAAGGCATCCCACCCGGGGTGCTTTTTTAATACCTACGGATACCGACCGGAAATCGGGAAAGGAACAAAAAATGGCAGATTTCACAGTTATCGAAACACAGGAACAGCTCGACAAGGTTATCGGAGAGCGCCTTAAGCGCGCCGAGAAGCAGGCGGCGGAAAAATACGCCGATTACGACGATCTCAAAAAGCAGAACGCCCAGCTCACGGAACAGGTCCAGAAACACAAGGCCACGGTCGACGAGCTGAACGCGAAGGTCCACCAGTACGAGACGGCCTCGGTAAAAACCAAGGTGGCGCTTGAAATGGGTCTGCCGTATCAGATGGCATCACGCCTCACCGGAGACGATGAGAAGGCCATCCGGGCAGATGCTGAAGCGATGGTCAAACTGATCGGCGACAACAGACCGACCGCACCGCTCGGATCGAGCGAACCCAATGTAAAAAACACTGAAGCGTCCGCATGGGCTTCCGTCTCTGCGGCGCTCAACAACATTTAAGGAGGACTAATATGCCCGCAGCTACTCTTAATGCATCCACCAATTTCCCGACCACTCTTGTTTCCGAGATGTTTTCCAAGGTCCGTGGCTACAGCTCTCTGGCTAAGCTGTCCGCGCAGACCCCGATCCCGTTCAACGGCATTTCCGAGTTTGTTTTCAACCTCGATGGCGAGGCTTCCATCGTCGGTGAGGGCGGCGCTAAGCCGGCGAACACCGCAACCGCAACCCCGGTCGTGATCAGACCGATCAAGTTCGTCTATCAGGCGAGAGTTTCCGACGAGTTCCTTCGTGCTTCCGATGAGGCGAGGATTCCGACCCTGCAGACCTTCGCTGACGGCTTTGCGAAGAAGATCGCCCGCGGCCTCGACATCGCGGCTTTCCACGGCCTCAACCCGGCAGATCTGACCGCGGCCACCTTCCAGAGCACCAACTCTTTCGACGGTGTTGCCACCGGCAATGATGTTACCTATGTGGCGGCATCCATCGACGACAACATCGACGCGGCGATCCATGCAGTGCAGGCTGACGGCGGCGTTGTCACCGGAATCGCTATGTCTCCTGACGCCGGCGCGGCTCTGTCTGCGATCAAGGTTAACGGCGTCGTTCAGTATCCGGAGTTCCGCTTCGGACAGAACCCGAATGCTTTCTACGGCATGGGCTCCGACGTCAATCCGACCGTTCCGATGAAGGCAGCAGCCAGCACGACCACCACGCACGTTTACGCGGGTGATTTCCAGAACGCTTTCAAGTGGGGCTATGCCGCTAATATCCCGCTGGAGGTCATCCAGTACGGCGATCCGGATGGCCGTTCCCGCGATCTGAAGAGATACAACGAGGTCTGCCTGCGCGCTGAGGCTTACATCGGCTGGGGCATCCTTGCGGCCGATCACTTCGCTCGTGTCAAGGTGACCACTACCTGATGGAGTACCGGCATAAAAAGACCGGCGCGGTAATTAACACCAACAGCGAGCTAACGGGCGGCAACTGGGAGAAGGTTGTCGCCCAGGCTCCCGCCGTTGAGAAGAAGACCGCGCCCAAGAGGAAAGGAGCGCCGAAAAAATGACCGAAAGTTTTGCTACTCTTGCGGAAGTTGAGGCGCTGACAGGAAAGACCTACACAGCCAACGAGCAGGCCCGCATCGAGGTGCTCCTGCCGATGGTTTCCGACGCTTTGCGTTTTGAAGCTGAGAAAGTCGGCAAGAATCTGGACGCAATGGTCGAAAGCAGTGCCGCTTACGCAAACGTGGTAAAACTGGTCGTGGTCGACATCATCGTCCGGGTGCTCCGGCAGTCTCAGGACGGTGAACCGATGAGCCAGGAATCGCAGAGTGCGCTCGGCTATTCGTGGTCCGGCACCTATGCGATCCCGGGCGGCGGCATTGCGGCGGCTATCATGCGGAACGACCTCAAGCGGCTCGGTCTTCGGCGTCAGCAGATAGGGACGGTGGAATTATGGGACGGCTTCACGGAGTAACGATTACACTTTATGAGCGTACCCAGAGCGGCACGGACCCGTTCAACCGTCCCGTCTACACGGAATCGCCTGTCGAGGTCGGCAATGTCCTTATCGGCGAACCGTCTACACAGGAAATTGTCGACACGTTGAACCTTACCGGGAAGAAGCTCGCTTACACGCTTGCTATCCCGAAGGGCGACGCGCACGACTGGAAGGACCGGACGGTCGAATTCTTCGGGGAGCGTTTCCGCACCATCGGGGAGCCGACTCAGGGCATCGACGCGCTCATCCCGCTCGACTGGAACATGAAAGTGAAGGTGGAGCGCTATGAGTGATTTTGCGTTTGAACTGAACCCGGAGGGCGTTCGGGAGCTCCTGACGTCTCCGGAGATGGCGGCGGTATGCGAGGAACTCGCCAACGCGGTAAAGGACAGCTACGGCGACGGGGCAGAGGTCAGCGTCTACACCGGTGTCAACCGAGTAAACGCGTCTGTTTACCAGCCGGCAGGACGATACGACAACAAGCTGCTGAAAGCGGTCGGGGAGGTGGCTAAGAATGATTGAGAAGATCTTATTGGACTATCTCAGCGCTGAGCTGCCTGATGTCCCTGTCTACATGGAGGTGCCGGCACGCAGACCGGCGCTTTTTGTCGTTATCGAGAAGACCGGGTCAAGCCGGATCAATCACATCGATTCCGCGACCGTCGCGGTCCAGTCCTACGCGGCGACCATGTACGACGCGGCGGCGCTGAACGAGCGCGTCAAGGCGGCGATGCTCGACTCCATCACGCTCGACAACATATCCCGTGCGGCTCTTAACTCGGATTATAACTACACGGACACGGCGTCGAAGCACTACCGCTACCAGGCAGTGTTCGACGTCACTTTTTATGATGATTAAGGAGGATTCGCTATGAGCGAAGTTACCAACGTAAGCGCCGGCAAGGCGAAAGTTGGAGGCGCAGTCTCACGCGCACCGCTCGGGACCGCTCTGCCTACGACTGCAGCGGCGGCGCTTAACGAGGCTTTCAAGAATCTCGGATACATCTCCGACGCAGGCATGGTCAACTCCGGCGCGATCTCGAACACCGCGATCAAGGCGTGGGGCGGCGATACCGTGCTGAACATCCAGACGGACAAGACCGACACCTTCCAGTTCACCCTGATCGAGGCGCTGAACGTAGACGTGCTCAAGGCCATTTTTGGCGACACCAATGTCTCCGGCACTCTGACTACCGGTATTGCCGTCAACGTCAACAGTGACGAACAGGTCGACGCCGCATGGGTTGTCGACATGGCTATGCGTAACGGCGCGGCAAAGCGCGTTGTCATCCCGGTCGGCAAGATCACCGCGATCGGCGACGTGACCTACTCGGACAATGCCGCAGTAGGCTATCAGGTGACCGTCTCCGCGCAGCCTGACGCTTCCGGAAACACGCATTACGAATACATTCTCAAGGCATGAGGTGATCAGCTGTGGCAAGCATAAAGGGAAAAACGGAAACAGGATTTAATTACAGTATCGACACGGAATGCCTTGAGGACTTCTATCTCCTCGAGGACATCGGACGCGCCCAGTCCGGCGACCTGATGGCGCTCTCATCCGTCCTTACGCGGATGCTCGGAGAGGAGCAGAAGAAAGCTCTCCTCAAGCACTGTGAGGACGAGAACGGGCGCGCCAAGGTGTCCCGTGTCGGGGACGAGGTCGCCGCCATCTTTTCTGTGGCGAAACAGGAGCGCAATGCAAAAAACTCCTGACCCTCGCTTCGATGATGGCGACCGACGAGGACGCGCTCATCTGTGATTTCGCGGAGACCTATCACGTTTACGACTACCGCCAGTTAAAACCGTCTTACGCGGCGACGCTGGCGGCAGGTCTGCGTGAAGGCTCGCGGATCCGGACGGTACTCGGAGGTATCCCGACCCCGCTGCCGCTTTATCTGCAGATGGCTGAGCTGGACGCGCTGAACCTCATCGCGTGGTTGAACAGTTCTGACGGGGCGGACGGCAAAAACCGCCCGAAGTCGTTGTTAAAGGCGTTTACGGACGATGACAACGCGGTGCAGGGATTCGATTCGGGCGAGGACTTTATGACGGAATGGAAACGTAGAACGGAGGGACATAATGCCTGACTTAGGTAAAGCATTTGTGCAGATCGTTCCTTCCGCTGAAGGAATATCAGGAAGCATCACGGATGTTCTCCGTGGTGAAGCAGATAGCGCCGGCTCTGAGTCCGGCTCTATTTTTTCCGACAAATTAGTTTCAACGATCAAATCTGTCGTGGCGGCTGCCGGTATCGGCGCGGCTATCTCCATGGCGATCGGCAAGGTCGGCGACCTGGCTGAA